TGCTCGCAAACTCGGTATTCAACCAGCATCAACCAAGATGAAAGATATTCAAAAAGCTGTACGAGTATCTGAAAAAATAGGAAGGGCAGCACAAGCATAATGACTATATTATCGGAATTAGTTGAACAGACTATTGCTGAGGTTGGTTCTTATATCAAGAACCAAGATTCAATTACTGTCATCACTAGTAGCATTGCTGCTAATGACCTTACTATTGCAGTAGACGATGTTAAATCCCTCAGCAAAGGCGTTGTAGAAATCGAAGAAGAACTTCTCTACGTAAAGAAATCTATTGCAGACAGCGGAACTATTGAGATTATCGGAACCAGCGGAAACCCTTCTGGTCGTGGATGGCGTGGGACTACAGCAACAAGTCACGTGTCTGGCTCGATTGTTCGCAACAACCCATTGTTCCCACGTTCTCAGGTAAAGAGAGCGTTGCTAGAAACAATCAAGGGAATGACTTTTCCTGTTGTAACAAATGAAACATTTGAATTTAACGGAGCTGACTACTCATACGTTATGCCAGATTCATTGGTAGATATTACTGGAATCTCATGGGACGTACCAGATTCAACAGGAGTATGGCAGATTATTAAGAACTGGCGTTTGGATACAAATTACTATGACCCAGATACTGGAACCACAAGACAGGCTTTGATTCTTAAAGAATCACCAATGCCTGGTCGTGATGTTCGAGTTCAATATACAAAGTATCCAACAGCAATTACCAATGGTCAGGATTTAACAGCAAGCGGTCTTCCATCTTCTTGCGAAGATGTCGTTCGACTTGGTGCAATGTATCGACTACTTTCAACAGTAGACCCAGGAAAGGTTACAGCGGTATCAGTATCTGCTGATGCACTAGACCAACCAGTAGCACCAGGTGCATCAACTAATGCTGCAAAGTACATCTTCCAACTTTATTCTGTTCGCTTGGCAGAAGAAATTGCTAAGCAACAGGCAAACTTCCTAAACATCATCCAGTATACGAGGTAACAAATGCCATCACCATCACGTTATTATAGCTCAACCGCTGCAAAGACAACGGTAGCTGTTGCTATCGATTCGGCTTCAACTAGCCTTCAGATTGCTACCGCTTCTGGTCTACCATCACAATATCCATTTACGCTTATTCTTGAAAAGGATACGGCTAACGAAGAAATTGTTAGTGTCACTACTTTAGTTGGTACTGCTTACACCATTCTTCGTGGTCAAGACGGAACCACAGCAAAGGCTCACAACATTGGTGCAATCATTGAACATGGTGTGTCCGCTAGAGACTTTACTGAGTCTCGCGCACACGAGGTGGCAAGCACAGCACACAACGTAACTGGAGATGTTGTTGGTACTGGCGGAGCACAAACACTTACTAGCAAGACGCTTACTTCACCGACAATTACTGGTGGTACTATTACAACAGCAGCACATGCTGGTGGAACATTAACTGGTGCCTTCACATCATCAGCAACAATTACTGGCGGTACAATTACCAGCGCAACTATTACTGGATTGTCATCTGCTGGCATGGTTGACTCGTCTGCTACTCCTAAAAACTATGTAGACAACATTCTTGGTTCTGCTACTGCAGCATCTACTTCTGCAGCATCAGCTGCAACATCGGCTACCGCTGCAGCAACAAGTGCCACAAGTGCATCTGCTTCTGCATCTGCAGCAGCAACCAGTGCATCTTCTGCACTTGCTAGCCAAACCGCAGCAGCAACCAGTGCTAGCTCAGCGTTAACATCACAGACGGCTGCTGCAACTTCTGCAACATCGGCATTGACTTCTCAAACAGCAGCAGCCACTTCAGCATCTAGCGCTGCAACCAGTGCAACCAGTGCAGGAACATCTGCATCCAACGCAGCAGCATCAGCATCGGCAGCTGCAGGGTCAGCAACTACTGCATCCAACTCAGCAGCAACTGCTACAACTTCTGCATCACAGGCAGCAACCAGTGCAACCAGCGCTGCTGCAAGTGCAGCAGCAGCTGCAACCAGTGCTACAAACGCTTCTGCAAGCGCTACCGCTGCTGCTACCAGTGCAACATCTGCTGGTACAAGCGCAACTGCAGCTGCAACAAGCGCAACAAGCGCCTCCGCATCGGCTTCCGCATCGGCATCATCTGCCTCTGCTGCAGCTACTAGCGCATCGTCTGCTGCTACATCGGCATCAAGTGCTTTAACGAGTGCTTCTTCTGCTGCAACAACATACGATGATTTTGATGACCGCTATCTTGGTAGCAAGGCAACTACTCCTACAGTAGACAATGATGGCAACACACTTCTTGTTGGTGCTATCTATTGGAATTCTACACTTAACAATATGTATGTGTGGTCAGGTTCTACTTGGGTACAGATTGCTACAACTAGCATTTATTCGGCACCGACTCTTGGTAGCACAACAATTGCCTCTGGTACTACTTATACCAATATTGCTGGCTTAACCATTAACTCAACAACTATTCCTACATCTAAGACTCTAGTAGTTACTACAGATAAATTATCGCAACTTGCTGCTACTACTTCTGCAGAATTAGCAGGAGTTATTTCAGACGAGACTGGTTCAGGTTCGCTAGTATTTGGAACAAGTCCTACAATTTCTAACTTAACATTAACTGGAACACTAACTGCAGCAGCATCATCTGGTACCAATGGTCAGTATTTGCAATCAACTGGCTCTGGAATCCTATGGTCAACTGTGGCTGGTGGACCGACAACAGTACAGATAGAAGAAATACAACAACAAATCATCATGGGTGCATACCTCTAACCGAAAGGAAACAGTAACTAATGGCTGTTATATCAAAGGTGCTGTCTCGTACAGCAGCAGCAACATCAAGTACAACCCTCTATACAACACCTGCAGGAAGTACTGCGGTTGTCACAAACATTGCAGTAGCAAATACATCAATCAATGATGCAACATTTACTATTAACCTTAATGGAGTTGCTTTAGTATCGGGTGGTGCAGTACCTGCAAATGCAACAACATTTATTGACTTAAAACAAGTGCTAGCCGCAACTCAAACAATTACTGGTTTGGCAAACGCAACAACTGTTAACTTCCATATTAGCGGAGTGGAGATAGTATAATGGGTGCAACAACTGTCGGTACTTCAGTAACAAATGTTTCCTATACTCCAATTGTAATTAAAAACATGCTGGCAAATGCTGTAGCAAGTACAGTAGCAAATGCAACATCCACTCGTCATGTTATTCCAAAAGGTACGTACACGGTTTCGGCGCAGCCAATGGGTTTTGCAATTGGTGGGTCAAGCAGTTTTGCTGCAAACTACACACTAGGTGGTGGCGAATGGACGGTATTAACCCAATACGCCGACAATGGCAGACCAGGACCGTTTCTTATGGGAAACGATAATAGCCCTAAAGGAAATATTCTTATCTTGCAAAGAGATGCTTACGTTCAAATCTCTCTAAGAAATAGCAATGGCGCAGCGGGACTTAATGATGTTGGGTTTGATGTTACTTTTACTCCAACATACTCAGCATATAAATCTTTAGGAACCATTACTGGAAATAGAACAACAGTTGGTGGGGCATCTTCAACTGCAACTACGGACCTTAGTCACAAGGACCTTCAAGTTGGTTGGGATTACGATAGAAATCTTCCATTTTTAATTACTTCAAACGGCACTTTAACTAGCGGAAGAATTAGAACATCAGATTTTTATCTATGGCGGGCTAATTCAAGTGGCACCTGGGATGCTACATATTGGAGCAATGTAATTGCATCATCAGGAAATACATTTTACAATGGTAATGGTATTGGTTTTCGTGGTGATAATGCAACCGAGTTCCATTCCTCATTCTTTATTAAAAGCAATGAATTGCATAATTTAGACCAGTCTGGGTTAATGACAGATGCTGCTGGTTACCGCTGGGGTTGGATTAAGGGAAACATCAGTGCTGGAACTTTTCCAACAGGTTCTACATTAACAATGTCACCTGGTCATACTAATACTGCATTTGCTTCACTCAGTTCAAACATAGGTACTCTTTTAAATAACGTTATGACTTATTTTCATGATAGAGTAAATAATAAAGTTATCTACAATGGGTGCAAAGATATTACCTACAGCGGCACTTATGTAAATTATGGCTGGCGTCACAACTGGGCACAATGGGATATTGCAACAAATACTGTTGAATATTCAAATGTTAATGGAGTTGTTGACCCAAGAATCGCTGGTGGTACAACTGATACTAATATGGGATGGTATTGTGCGGTTCCAAATGCAAGCACTGGTTTAAGTTATGCGGTTGGTGATAACAGTGGGCAAGGTTACCTTGCTAGATTTAGTAGGACTGGTGTCTATACTGGCGTAGGAAGTTTTCAATCTAGAAATGTTTACGGTGGTAGCACTAACAATGGAAACTACGGTGGAGCACCAAACTCTTATGGTCTAATGGCTACATTTCTTCCAAATGGTGTAATGGTAGCGGGGCAGTCAATGTCTTATTCAATTGTTGACCACTTAAATACTGCTCTTAACCAACCAATAGCAACTAATGATAATAATTCATTATTTGCAATTGGTAATCGTGGAATAAATTCTAGTATGAACGTTAGTCAGACAAAACAGATTGTTATTGTTGTTGCTAATACTATTGTTCTTGTAGAAATAGGATATGTTAAAAGTGGCGCTAACAGTGTAATAGCCAGATATATTCCTATTACAGTATATACAGCACCTGCAACAACTGTAAACCTAGGGGCTATTTTACCTGGGCAAGGTGGTATCGGAAGTGCAGCAAACGGTAACTCAGGAATAAACAACGGAGTATAAAAATGGCATATTTTGCAAAAGTAAAAGAAGATAATGTAGTAGATATTGTAGTTGCTGTACCAGATGAATTTGAAACAGACCCAACTGAATACCTAACTAAGTACTGGGGTGAAGGTGGTAACTGGATTCAGACATCCTTTACTGGTCGTATCCGTGGAGTGTTTGCTCGTCCAGGTTATACCTATGACTCTGCAGCAGATGTATTTATTGCACCAGAAGAAACAACAACAGAATAATAAGGAGAAATAAATGAACGCAAAGTTTCAAGCAGCAGCACTATCTTGGTTCCGCGCAGCAGCATCAGCTGCTGTCGCTTTATACCTTGTTGGTGAGACGGACCTTAAGACACTAGGAATGGCAGCCCTAACAGGCTTCCTTGGTCCAGTACTTAAGTGGCTTGACCAGTCATCTACAGACTTTGGTCGCGGAGTAGAATAATGTCTACCAACGAATGGGCTGGCTTGGCTGTTGCCACTGCCACAATAGTTGCCAGCTTTGCTGGCTCAGTTCGTTGGTTAGTAAAACACTACCTCACAGAATTGAAACCAAATTCAGGCAGCTCGATGCGTGACTCACTCGATAGATTAGAACTTCGTGTTGACAGCCTGTATGAACTAGTAGCTGGAAAGAATCGTGAATGACAACTGTAGTCAAGAAAGCCACACCTGCTGCACTTGCTGTGCTGCGCCAAGCGACGGCACTGCAACCAAAGCGGAAGAAAGCAAGCGATGGTCTTCTACCATCTGCAGCACATGTCAGTCAAAGTCCGAACTCGGACCACAATACTGGGCTAGCAGCAGACCTTACCCATGACCCAGATAATGGTATTGACTGTAAGGAAATATTTGAGAAACTTAAAGAAGATAAAAGAGTTAAGTACCTTATCTTTCAGGGAAAGATTTGGTCTAAAGAAAAATCCAAGCTGGGAAACAGACGGTACACTGGGAGTAATCCTCATAATAAGCATCTACATGTTTCTATTGAGTCCACTATGGGTACCGATACTTCTCCGTGGTTCTGGTGGATGAATCAACCTAAGATAATTAATCAGGTTAAAGCAGCAATTGCTGCTGTACCGACTAAGAAAGCATACCCAGCAGAAGATACATCTAACTGCTGTAAGCACTGTCCATCCAAGAAGTAGGAGATAACTCGTGGCAACAAATAACAAAGAACTTGTTGGTGACCTACCGATTATATTAAGCCAGTCGATTCCGACTGCCTTAGTTAAATACAAACGTGAAGACTTTGCTGCAAGTTATGCTATCGGCAATACGCCATGGCTATCTGCTGCAACAGACCAGAACCGTATCACTCGTGTAACTACAACATACCAGAAGGAACGTATTGACCAGGGTGCATCTGCTGGTGAGAACTCCTTATCTAACTGGTGGTTACGTACTGCTACATCATGGCACCATGGTGCTGGAGAAGAGTATTACGATGCAGACTCAAGTGACTTATTTAAATTTTGGGAATCTAATAACGTAGATGTTTGGGATTTAGGAAATATGTCCCTTCTTAAGAAAACAACCCAGGCAACTACTGCATCTGTAATAAATCCAGTAACCGTATCTGGTGGAACTTTTTATATTGAAGGCTCAACGTTAAAGTTTTATAGTCAATCAGCTAATACACATACAGCCATAACCCTTGGTGCAGGCAATATTCCATATTGCATTACATCAGATGGAACCTATTGTATTGTTGCAGCAACTGAAGGAATCTATGATGTAACAACTGCAGGTGTTGTTCGGAAATTATGGAACCATCCTACATATGTAGCAGCTGCATGGTTCCCACAAACAATTGCTTATATCAAAGAACGTATTGTTGTAGCAGCTTTGGAAGGCACAGTTGAGGTTGGAATCTATGAAGTAGCTAGAGCCTACACAACACCTACTCCAACTATTAATGCATCCAACGAACGATGGGAAACTACCAATACATCCACTGTAGTTAATTCTATTACGGAACTAAACAGTGCAATTGTTGCTGGTTACACACAGGGTGCTATATCACGTGTAATTTCTTTTTCAATTGACCTAGCTAATCCACTAGCTGCCATCAATGAAGCAAATGTTATTGCTGAACTACCACGTGGTGAGACTCTCAATCAAATGAGAATGTATCTCAATGAGTATGTTGCCCTATGCACTAACCGAGGTCTACGTATTGGCAATCAATCAACCGATGGAACGACCTTTATTTTAGGTGCATTGGTTATTGAAGATGAAATCAAAGATGTAAGTTTTGATAGCAACTATTTATATGCAACCAAAAGTTCGACAAACTCTGAACTTAACTATGGATTATGGCGAATTGACTTAGGCGTACCCCTTAATGTTGGTTATGCTTACGCTTCTGATTTAGTTATTGGCGCAGCTGCGCCAACTGGTGTTGCTTTTATTGGAACTAGTAGTAGAAAATTCATAACAACTACAGCTGGCATTTATCTTGAACATGCAACCGAGCTTGCAACAAGCGGAACAATTAGTTCTGGTTGGGTTCGCTGGGGCACAGCAGAACGCAAGCAACCAGTTTCACTATCTGTCCGTTCATCTGGTACTGGAACAGTTGGATTTAAAGTTGAAGACCAAGAAGGTAATGAAACATCTGTTGACTCCATTGCAGTTAATATGTCTAGCGAGATTCAACTTTCAGCTGGACTGCAACCAGCTGACCATTTCAATATAACCTTGACCCTTAACCGTAGTACGTCAAGTGCAACCTCTGGTCCAACGATTGAAGAGTGGCAATGTCGAGCATTGCCTGCGCCACTTCGGTCAAGAACAATAACAATTCCATTGCTGTGTTACGAGGAAGAACGTGACTCTAACGGCGTCACTAACGTAAGCACTCCTTGGGAACGTATTAGATATTTAGAACGTATCGAACAAAACGGTGGAGCCGTACTGTTTCAAGACTTCTCCTCTGGTGAGGAAAGAGTCTGTGTCATCCGAGCTATTCAGTTCGAACAACAATCTCCTCCAACGTTTGCTAAAGGATTTGGTGGGATAGTCACCATCCAGTTGCAGACAATCGATTACGAACAAGCAATCCAGTAGTGGAAGATAACAAGTTAATACCACTGGTATCACTAGGCGAACGAAATGAGTTAGTCAATCAAGTCAGGCTAGCTCTTAATGTTGCTGGCGATGATGTGCTAGATGCGCCCCTTGCTGAATTGCTAAGAGGTTTGCAGCATCGGCTTTCCATCCCAGCAGTCGGGTGCATCAATATAGCCACGCTGGATGCGCTCGCAGTTGCTCCACCAGAATGGTAGGAGATAGAAGAGGAGGGGGACTTAATGGTCCCCCTCTTTTTTTATTTCTCTTTTTCTTACCACGGCTTGCCATCGGGCAAGCCTTTCCCTCCCACCACCCCTCAACCCTATCAGATTATTGGTAATAACATTTGGCGTGTCTATGACACAGATTGGTAATTCATTGGTATGATTTACGGTATGAATCAACTTCCTCCTCATCGGTCGTATAGTCAGTTATCCACTTGGCAATCCTGTCCTCAGAAATACTATCTGAGCAAGATAGCCATGGTCCCAGAGAAGCCTGCAGTGTATCTTGCTGCTGGCTCTGCCGTCCACTCTATGTTGGAATGGTTAAACCATGAGCTCTACAAACAACAACAACTTGATTGACCAGCGAGGTATCCCTAGTAATGAATGTGTGAACTGCGGTTCAAACATTCAGGTTATCAGGGCTATCTTCCAAGACTACGACTTGGTCATGTGGTTCACGGATTCTTTCTGTGCTGATTGCGGTTCACCTATGACAACCCCCACACCAGTTGACCATCCAGACTATGTGAAACCTGACCGACCAGAGGAAGAGTACGATGAGTTTAACTGAGAAATGGCTTGAGATATTCAATGCCGAAGTAAGAGATGTCGAGGAGAAGTCGGGGTTACCCCCATCAGAATGGAAGGTAGCTGGTCGTAAGACCGCTGCTCGTCCTGACGGTGAGGACCTCTCCTTCTGGCAAAGCGATGGGCTAAAGCAGGTTGAGGCATACCATCAATGGATGTTGCAATCTGGTTGGCAAATCGCTACCATGCCTGATGGTCGTCCTGGAATCGAATGGTCAGCAGATGTGCATTTCGGGGGTACACCTGTTCGATTTATTATTGATGCGATATACCAAGTAGGGGAAGACTTGGTTATCGTTGACTATAAGACTGGTTCCAGGACACCGTTCGGTGTAATCCAAAATGGATTGTATGCCAGTGGTGTTGAAAAGATTTTTGGTATTCGCCCCAAGTGGGGCGCATTTTTTATGACTCGCAAAGGCGAGCTTGATGAATTGATTGACTTAACCCACCTCAGTATTGAATACTATGAACATGCGTTTACATCTATGAACCACTCAGTATTGCAAGGTTACTTCCCAACATTCGTTGGTGAAAACTGTAAGATGTGTTCGTTCATGGCGAAGTGCCCCGCATGGGGCTCAAAAGATTTCCCACTACAACTACCAACAACAGGGAAAGAAAAGGAGAGAAAGTAGATGACTGAATCTATGTTCTCGTATACAGGTAAGTTAAATTCAACTGACCTATTTACCGTCCGAGGTAATAGCGTTAGTGAATTTAGAACTAACCTAGAAGCAGCAGTCGAAGCAATCGCTGAGGCTGTACAACTCCAAGCACGTCTTGGTCGACCACTGCCTATACCAACAGGCAACGCATACACACCTAATGCTGAACAAGCAATCCAAATGTTGCAGGATGCTGGGCTAAACCCACAGCCAGTAACATCAGGAACAACAGTACAATCAATCGAGGTTGTCAAAGATAGGTACGGTAATGAATGGACATATGGGCATCCAGATGCACCAGACCTACCAGACGGACGCGGTAAGTACGCCAAGAAGAAGGGCGTATCAAAAGCAGGCAAGGCTTATGTTGGTTGGTTTGACCCAGCCAAGGGACCGAAGCCTTTCTCACCAGGTGCCGTAGAAGCAGAAACAATCTGGGCTAAGTAGTGCGTAGCCTCTTGCAAGTAGTGGGTGTCGAGTCACCAGTTGGTCATCAACTACCAGAAATCCTGCCTCAACTCACAGCCAGTCAAGTTGTCTTTCGCCAAGCGCAATTGCATTTGGTCGCTGGTCAACCAGGCGGAGGTAAGACACTACTTGCATTATGGTACGCAATTACATCTAAGGTTCCGTCGTTATATATATCAGCTGACTCTGATTCACGTACCATCGCTACTCGCGCTGGTGCAATACTTATGAATAAAGATGTTGCTGATGTAGAAAGATTGATGGATACCGAAGCAAGCGTTCTCCTTGAGGATGCGCTAGCGGAAGGTGCCGACCATGTACGATTCGCGTTCGACCCAGCACCTTCTCTTCAAGACATTGAAGAGGAGATAGAAGCGTGGATTGAATTGCATGGTTCGGCACCTACTGCTGTATATGTAGACAACTTAATGAACGTAGCATCCGCAAGTGATAACGAGTGGACTGCACTACGCGATGCCATGTCAGCGTTTCACTACATGGCTCGTGAGTATGAATCGGCATTCATCGTCCTGCACCACGTTTCCGAGAATGAGAAGATGTCTAAGCCGAACTACCCAGCACCACGTAAAGCATTGATGGGTAAGGTGGCAGCACTACCAGAGTTGGTCCTTTCGGTGGCTCTGGATAGTGCTTCCTCTAATTATCGAGTTGCTGTTGTAAAGAACAGACATGGCAAGGCAGACCCAACTGCAGAAAGCTATGTAACTTTATCGGCGGAAGCAAGCAAGATGGTTCTTTACAACTCTCCATCTGATTTACATAGAGCAAGAACGTTATCGCAATGGCAGTAGAAAATCTATCGTCATTTGATTTAGATTTTAGATTTGGTCAAGAAGGCGAGTCACTAGTAAATCAACTACTGACCGAAGGTGGCACAGTAGAAGTTAAACGTGACCGCAAATGGTGGTCAACCAATAACCTATATATAGAAGTTGAATGCTGGTATCGACGTTCCCAGAATTGGGAACCGTCAGGTGTGATGGTAACTAAAGCTGCATACTGGGCGTTCGTACTTGAACGTGGTGTGCTCATGGTTCCAACTGGTCATGTGTTGTATGCAATTAAAAAGTTTGGTCGAGAGATTACTTGTGAGATACCACCGAATAGAAGCAAGGGCTATCTGATTACGGTAGAGAACCTATTAGATGTGATGAAAGAATTAAAGAATGATTAAGCCAACCATCTATATACGTGGTGCTTGGATTAAGTGGCATGTACTTGCCTACCTTGGTGTGCAAAAAAGAAAAAGGTTACAATATCTTGCAGTTACGGATGAAGTTGCGTTAAAGTACTGGGAAAATCTTTATAGATTAAACCGCCGACCTTAAGGAGTTACAGATGCGTATGCCAGACCTATCACGTGGTCAGTGCAGAGAAGTTGGTAGCGATTTTTTTTACCCAGATTCTGAGAACGAAGGTGATACATCAATGTATTCCTTTGGTAAAAAAATATGTTCTGGTTGTCAAGTAAAGAAAGAATGTCTTGACTGGGCAGTACTCCATGAAGGGTATGGTCTATGGGGTGGATTGACACCACGTGAAAGAATGAAGATACGTCGTAAGTTAAATATAAAACTAGACTCATTGATACCAGGAGATTACGTATGACATCAGCAGCTAAACGTAAAGGCTCACAGTACGAACGTGATGTAGTTAAGTGGTTAGTAACCATGGGCTATCCATGCGCTGAACGCGCATATGGTGCAGGCAGACACGATGATGTCGGAGATATTGACGGTATCAATGGTGTGGTTATAGAATGTAAGAATGAGAAAGCAATTAGAATTCCTCAGTATCTTCGGGAACTGGAGAATGAGATGACACATGCCGATGCAGAGACAGGCGTTGTGTTAATCAAGAAGCGTGGCACTTCTAATATCTCAGAGTCGTATGCAGTAATGCCTGCGGAACTCTGGGTGAATCTGCTTAAACAGGCAGGTTACAATGGACATCAGTGAGCAAGTTACGGCTACTCACAAAATGAAAAGAGGTAACTATGCGGTTAGCGATAACGATGGGCATAGCAACAGCGATGGCGCTGGTTTCACCAGCACAAGCGTTGTCACCCATACTCACACAAGAAGTTCGTATGTCAGTAATGACAAAAGAGCAGAAGGTGGAGTATGCAATTGCTCAGTTCGTAACCGAGAAAGAGCAGCGACTATGTGCAAAACGTATTGCGTACAAAGAGAGTCGCTACAACACGGATTCATTCAACAAATCGAGTGGAGCA